TAATTTAGTAGCTAAAGATGCATTTACAACATTTGTACGGGCATAATTAGTTAGCATTGATGTTGTATCAGTAATGTTTAATTTAGTAGCTAAAGATGCATTTACAACATTTGTACGGGCATAATTAGTTAGCATTGATATTGTATCAGTTATTGCTAATTTTAATGCAACATTTGATTTAGTTGCAATTGTATTAACAGTATCAACTATTGAATAAATATTGCGATTTTTCCAAAGTCTTTGTGTATCTGAATAGGCTAATACCTGATTATTTACTAGTGATGTGATTTTTGTGTCATGTATCTCATCAAGCTCGTAACCATTTTGACATTTTACATATATTGAACCGTTACCAGCATTTGACTTAACTACAACACCAAGATAAACCATGTGATATGGTGCCTTAGGCTTTGATTTTGTCCACTGCCCTGAAATTGAATCTAAATAAATTACATCACCGTTGCTAAATGCTGAAGTGTTAAGCTTCTCAATATGACCGCTTAAAATAACCCAACCAGTATCATTTATGGCAATTGTTCCGGTAACAAATCCCAAAGTATTAGCTGATGTAGAATCATGTTTGTTATTGGCTAATTTTACTGATGGAGCATTAGAGTTGGTGCCTGATGTAGAAAATGTTACTACTTTACCATTTGTCAAAACTACTCCAGCGTCATTATGTACTTTAGCCATTACAATAGTTGCCGTATCATTACCGAATCTACCATTTTGACCACTACCACCACCAGTGCCAACACTATCTTTAATAGCATATCTTGTACCACCTATAAAGTAAATTATTGAATCTTTACCAGCTATTCTAGTTATACTATTAACCCATTTATTTGCAGTATCATTAATATTTAATTTACCATTGATTCTAGTGTTATATGAACTTAGCATTGATGCAGTATCACTGATATTTAATTTACCATTGATTCTGCTATTATAACTGCTTAGCATTGATGCAGTATCACTTATAGAAAGCTTACTATTAATGCGATTAGAAAGGCTTGTTGTGTCAATTGTAGTACCACCACCATTTACATTTATTGTATCCCATCCGCCTGATCTAGTCCACATATAAAGTAAAGCATTACACGTATCTATTGCTAATGCCCCATCTTTTGCCGTACTACCAACTAAATTGGGAACACCACAAAAACTTGGTAAATGTAGCGTCGAATCCACCTTTAAACGTTTCATCTGATAGCCCGCTGCCGTCATTGGTGTATACTGTGCAGGTTGTGCATAGGTAGTAATTGTGCATAAAAGAATAGCACACAATAGTATGTATTTAAATGTCGCCATAAGTTATAGTTGGTGCGCCATCGCCTTTAAATGATGCTGAAAATGTTGTCATATTGTCAAATGATGCTGTTTCATTGATTGATTCAATGTATACATAACAAAATTTTTGTAAATAATGATTATCATCATCAGTTTCGTAATATTGTAAATAAATTCTTTCTCCTGTAACCAATTTATCATACATCCATCCAAGACCTAACCTGTCAGGATGATAACCATTAATACCACCAGAAAAATTATCAGTAATATATCCTGGTGATGGCGGTGTATTCCCATCAATATCATAACTTGTATAACAAGCATTGCCATTAATAGTAGCACCTACATCAGGTCTGGCTGTAATTACAATTGTATTACCAACAATTGTTGAAGTATAACCTGTACCACCAGCATTTATATAATTATTAATAGCTGTTAAATAATCATCCAATGTCAAATATGATGCGGCTCCTAAATTGCATACAGTAAGTGAACTTCCCGGAGGATTAACTAAATTAATCAAAGCTGTTGATGATAATGATGGAAATAAGCCGCTTATTGATGAAAAATCTATCGTAACTGTTGCTTTTGTTTCAGTGGTTGCTGGTTTATTTAAAAAAACTAATCCTTCAATATTACCACTAAATTGCTTACCTGATGGAATAAATGTTTTAAATGCACCTGATTCAGTAACTGATGTCTCAATAAAATCCGTAGATATATCGAATGTTACTGATCTAGCGCAACCAAATGGTATAAACACATTTTCAACTCCATTGAATTGTTGTGTGCTTAATATTACATCTTCGCCTCTTACTAATCCCATTGGTTAATTATTTTCATAAAGATAATTAAATTGATACAAAATATTGTATAAATAACTCTCAAATTCAGTGAAATTATCAGCTGGTGCTGGCAAATCTTTATTAAATACTTCCCACATTGTAAACTCAGCTGAATCATTTTTATAATCTATTGCCAAACTACCTAATAACATTTTATTATGCAATAAATCTCCTAAAAATTCGTTACTAAATATGGCTAAATTGCTGAGTATTCCATTCGCATTTCGTATATTCAATAAATTACCATTATACTTTGTTCTAGGTTTGTAACGCTGAAACATATATGTAGATGTAACTAATTGCCCTAAATTTTGATAAATAGTACCCGGTGTGCCTGTATTATAACCATAGCCAAACTTCCAAGTAGTGCATTTGTCTTGTAGTAATCCTGTTTGTGTAGTTAAAAATAAAGTACCTGCAATTGATGCTCTAGTTGTATTATCAATTATTATTTCAACATCATTTACATTATTTAACTCTCTTGATTGACTAGCAGTATGTGTATGACCAATTGTATTTAATTGACCACCTACAATCCAAGATACTCTTAACGTAATGTCTTTGTAATACCATTCTACACCTGCTTCAGTCCCTAACCAAGCATTTACTAAGTAAATATTTAAAATGCCATCAATTGGCGCCTTTTGAGCTTGAAATGATACTGTATGCCATCTATCAGCATTATCACCAGGATTAATTACATAAGTTAAATTATCATCATCGTAAATGGTTGTCCATGAACCATCATTTTTTAAAAAATATGTTGTAGTACCATCAGTTAATCTAAACATTTGAGATAATCTCAATTCATAATAACCCGAAAATCTATTATCATTGGAACGGATTTGAAATGAAATCTCAAATGTATCATTGGCATCCAATGCAATGTCATTAGATCTGGCTTTACTATAAGTATCTGTTCCGCAATATCTATCTATTTCCTCGCCAAATGAATTGAACTCTTGTCTAATAAATATCTTTTCTCCAAGCATTGGTGTCCAACATGGAACGGTATAATTTCTAATTGTTGTGCTTCCTACGTTATACGTGCTTATTAAAGCTCCTAAATCATTGAATTTACTATTACATACTAAATCCTCAGGCTGAATATAATTAAACGTTTCTAAAGTCCTTCTATAAGGTCTAATAATAGATTTTAATAATCCAGTTTCAACATATCCATTTGTAGCTATTATAAATGATTTATTGATAGTATATTTATCTTCAAAAGCAAATGTAGTAGCCTCATATTTATAATAATCAAACTGAGTTTCACCTAATTCATAATCTAAAAAATAATCAGGGGTACGAACTATCCACCAACTATTTAAAGCTTGAAAGCATGTCATGTTAAACCTCTTCATGATTGCCTCTAGGACATCATAACAGCTCATATATTCGTTTCCTTTTAAAAATGTATTACCAAGTAATGTTACATCTTCAAACATCCTTGTTTCGCCTGTATCTAAGAATATTTCACCATCCGTAGGAGTAATATGACAAAAAACTGATAATGATAAATTATCAACGTAAGTAGCACGAAGGCATAATTTAATAAAAGTAAGTAGTGGGATGTATGTATTTAAGTCAATAGCTTGCCTATATGTAATAGTAAAATCTGCAATTGCTATTGATGGGATTTCCTCAACTACTTGTATTGACCAGCCATCATAAGTTAAATCTATGTCCCCTAAATTTTTTACCATCGTAAACGTATAATCTCCAATGGTAAAAGTTTGACCTGGTTGCACTGGCCATGATGGAACATCAATAATTATAAATGGGCCGTCTGGAATAAATACACATGGAATATCAGTTAAAGTAATCACATCCCCAAACAATAAATTAGACCTATCTAAAGTAATATCTTTTAACGTTCCTAAATTATCAGTTGCTACTAATTGTATCTCATGAATAAAATCTACTTGCACCTCGGTACAATCATCTTGTTGAATAAAACCATCAAATAAAATTGTACTGCTACTATTATCAGTTAATGTAACCCTAAACTCATTATCATTGTCTGAATAAAAATCTAATAAAGACAAACCGTTTGATGTGGTAAGATTAATTGTTAATGTGCTTCCTTTAATCGGTGCCAATGGATCATCTTCCTGCCACTCTTGTATAACTGGTGTAGCACCCAATAAAACATTTATGGGATCACCGGTATAACTTTCTTGGTAGATATTTACAATGTATCTACTATTGTTATTTCTAATCGAATCAAATGAGCTTGTGTATTTTAATCCCATTATGTTGTACGTGCATAAGTAGCACTATATTTTTTGTTACTAAAGTAAATGTCTTGACCTCTTAAAATGCCATAAATCTCAATGCCACCGCCAACACCACCCAACATGTTAGATGTTTGCGCTGCAGGAATAACTTGACTGCCTCTAGGCAAGCTTACTAATTCCGGACCACGCTCACCGACTAAAGCCATTCCACCAGGTGCATTTCTTGTACCAACTGCAAATTTATTTTGAGACGATAAAGAACTTTTTATTAATGAACCTAATGCTACTAATGCCACACCTGCTGCTATTGCTAAGAATGGATTTGCTAAAGCTTGAGCAACTGCTTTTTGTGCTAAAATACCAGCTACACCAATAGCTATTACTTGTTCTCCTAAAGTAGATATAATACCTCCTAATTGATTAAATAAAGCTTGAAATACGCTTGTTAAATCTCCGCCAGTTAATCCAGTTGCTAAAGCTTCACCTAATCCTATACCAATAGCTACTATTGATGATTGTACTGCAGCTCCTAATGCATCTGTAATATCTACTGCTTGTTTTTTTATATTGTCTATTGAGCCTTGTGGTATTGTAAAAGGTATCTCAATTGGTGTAAGATTAATTTGATCTTGTAATGATTTTACTAAGTCTTTTGGTTTCGCTTTTTCTAATGATTTCCTTAAAGTATTTAACTCAAAAACTATTGGTAAAGTAAATGTTGCATTAGCATTAAACTTTTTTACAGCTAATTGTATAAAATTCTCAAATGAATCAATGTTTTTCTTTAATACTGGCTCATTGAATAATGTAGCTAGTTTTTGATTGTTTACAAGCTCTTGAATAAAAGCATTATAAGCATCAGTTAATGTTTCAACATCTTTTTTTGCCTTTTTTACTTTACCCTCTTTATCAGGTTTTATTTGAGGTAAATCTATAGATTGGCTTAGTTTACTTAATTCAGTTGTTAATGCTGCAATTCTACCCTTTACAGCATCTATATTACCTTGTTTTTTCTTATCTAAGGCAGTATTTATTTCTTGTAATTTTATTGCTGCATTAGCTCCTTCACTACCAAATTGTTGTAAATTTTTAACAACTCCTGAATTTATAGCATTGCCTATATTTAAAATACCTTTTTCAGTTTCAGTTAAAGTTCCACCTTGTAATTTTATTAACTCATTTAATTCTTTTTCAATTCTACCTTGTAAAAGCTTAGCTGTTAATGTATTTTTTAATGAAGCAATATAAGCATCATAAGCAGTAGTTAATCCTTCAACTTTACCCTTTTCTAATTCTAAAGCTCCAAATATTTCAGGATTAATTTTCTTTAATTCATTTAATGCTGATAATTTTCTTTCTCTACTTTCACTTTCATTATTTAATACAGCAATTAATGAAGTAACTTTGGTTGCCTCTTTAGCTAAAGAATCTGTTATCGATTCCATAGCTTTAGCTGTTTCATCTGCAGTCTCTTTTGTTGCTTTTGCTGTTCTATTCCAAGCACTAAAACCTATTTGAGCAAATGTAATAGCTGCAGTTACAGCACTAAATGCTAAACCCAAACCACCAGCACCACTTAACCCACCAACCAATGCTTTTAATGCTCCACCAGTGCTACCAGTCTCAGCTCTTAATCTGCCAAATGATTCAACTAATGGATTGATGTTATTTTCAATACCTATAAAACCATAAGGAGCATCTGATGCAATTCTAGATAGATTTTGTATTGATTGTCCGGCTTGAGCAGATCCAGCATTTAAACTACTTTTTAATGCGTCTCCAGTTTTCTTAGCCTCAGTAGCTGTACTCTTTAATGCATCAGTAGTATTTTTTAACCCTGAACTAACCTTATCAAACCCGGTCGCGGTAACTATTATCTCTATCTCTTCTGCCATTATTTAATCTTTAAATTGTGTCTTTCTAAAATAGCTTTGTATCTATCTGCAGTCATTGGCTCAACTTCTTTTTTCTCTTGCTCATCTTCCATAGGCCAAAAACGATTTATTTTACCTATTGCCTTACTGCCTGCCATTGCTTCCGCTATGCGAAAAGAGGCAAAACGAATGACCATAGCCGATTCCTTTTGCCTCTCCTGGTATCCCTCACACGCTGCATAGAACTCATGAGGCATTGAGCAATAATATTCATCTACACTCCACCCTAACTTACCTAATGCAAACTTTAAATTGTCGTAGCATTGCTCTCGATGGCTTTTTTTTTCTCCTCATTCTCTCTTATCTCTTGACCTTGCTTAATAAGGTCATTCCAAATTTTTGTTTCGTTCAATAACAATGTTATAGCTTGGATTTGCTCATTTTTATTTTCCATCTCATCAACCCACTCACAAACATTTTCCCAAGTATAATCTACATCCTCACGCTTCAACCTGCTGTAACCAATCATGCCACCATATACCATCGCATACATAAACCCGGATGTAGTTTCTCCATCATTATACTCATGAAGCTTTTCAATGGCTAATTGATTAAATTTGATTCCGAACTCTTTGCCGTTTAGTTTAATTTTCATTTTTTGTTTAGTTTTTTATTTTATGGTATTAAATTAAAGTCAATTTGTACATACGTGTCATTTGATGCCGAATCAACAACATGCAATCTATAATTTTCAACTCCTAATGTACCTCCAATAACTGTACCTGATATAGTTGCATTTGATGTATCAAATCCACCTGAAAATAATGATGAAATGTATGAAGTACAATCAACATCGAACAAATCAGTAAAATAATAAGTATATGGTGGAGTACCTCCAGTTGCAGTACCAATAGTTAATGGAGTAGATATAATATCTCCAACATTATATGTTATTGGATTAGAATTATTTGCTGTTATTGTTAATGCACCCGCAAATGTGCTCAATGAAGGTTGTCCATAAGGATTTATACTTCCAGTAAATGTAGCGACCGAATCGAAGGAATATGTTGAACTTAATTCTGATAAAAACCCTGTACCTTCCTCAATCTCATCACCATTAACCGGGGTCTCAGGTGCTATTTTCCATCCAATGGTTTGCTCTGCTCTTAACAAAAATCTTAAGTCAGTACCACTAATTTTCCCACTATCTGGGTCTTGTAAATGTTGACCTTCGAACGCATAAGATAATTCTAATGTTCCCGGACTTTTATCCGGGCCACATGCACTACTAGCATCAACAACAGTTATGCTGTCTGCTTTGCTTACAGATGTAAGGCACACAACTATATCATAGTCAGTGCCTCCATTAGGATCTATGAAGAGTAGCATGTTGCCACCTTCTACTTTATGTTCAGCCATTTATTTAAAATTAAGCTTGTATTGATAATGAAGGTTCTCCATAAGGATTTATACTTCCAGTGAATGTCGCTACTGAATCGAATGCGTAGGTTGAACTCAACTCAGATAAGAATCCTGTACCGCTTTCAATCTCATCTCCAGTTACTGGGCTTTCAGGAGCAATCTTCCATCCTATTGTAGTTTTGCTACGTAACAATTGACGTAATGATGTACCACTGATTTTACCTGTTGTAGGATCTTGCAAATGTTGTCCTTCAAAAGCATAAGACAATTCTAATGTACCAGGACTCTTATCAGGGCCACATGCACTAGATGCATCTACAACTGTTATTGAATCAGATTTGCTTACTGAAGTCAAACAAACTACAGTATCATAATCAGTACCACCTGTTGGATCAATGAATAATAACATTGTACCGCCGGCTACTTTGTGTTCTGCCATTTTATTTAAATTTTAATTTGTTATGAAATTACGAAAATATCTTGTTTAAAAATCAATATTCTTGAAATAAATACTTTGCCACCTAAATTACCAAATCTTTCAGTCCTATCCGTTTGTAGCGTCAAATTACACATTTGTAATCCGTATGCTGACAAATCTATGTTTGATATTCCATCAGGCTTTATTGCATCTATAATTGCCCCACACGCAGTATTTAATGTTTTGCTGTTATTGTATTTGTATTCCCAACTATGAACGCTCAACTGTATAGTCAAATTAACGTCTGATGAATTTGCTGTACTTGTCTCAGTTGATGTTGCATCGTTGATAACGCAATAAATTTTATGCTTCACATCATCCGGTTCCTCACCCTCATATACAGGAATATCTAACCCTGAGATTATCTCATAATAAGCTTGTAATATTGCGCTGTTTACGTCTCTCATAATTTAAATATTGCTCTTAAATTCTTTTTTAATTCAGGCAACGTTTTGTTAACTGATGGATATAAATACGGTTTTGGTCTTATACCATCTATCATAATTTTTCTAGCTATTGGATAAGCCGCATCTTTATCTATACCTTTTCTACCAACCCATAACATTATAGACAATAATAAATCATCAAACGTTCCTCCAACACTGCCTTTAAATGTATTTGCATAAGTTGCCCAATCTGCAGGCAACGTGCCTACATAAGCCGATGCAAATTTTCTAGTACCAAACTCAATATAAGCTGCATATTTTGTAGCAGCTACAACACTGGCGTTGCCGTTTCCATATTTTGGCTTAATTGAATTTTTTAATAAACCCTCATCACTACTATTTGCCGCTACCAAACTTATTGCCATTGTTGCCGTATCATCTGCCCACGCATTCAACTCAGCTTGTACATCCTTTTGTACATCTTTAGCTAACTTATCCATCTTCTTAATTAGCGTATCTAAACCCTTTACTTCTATTTGCATTAGTAGTATAGAATTGTTGCAACCTCGTTTTGTTCAAAATAAGCACCCCAAGTAAATTCACCTGTAGCACTGTTATATAATACATCTTTGCCCACTGGACTGCCCGATGTGATTACCAGGTATTGAATACCATCCTTAAACGCACCAAAAACATTTTTACCAACTAACCCATTATAAGTAAATTGATACTCTCCACCCTCAGCAATGTAGTTGTATACTTTTATGTTTCCTGTGTCCATTGGTGCATCTGAATTTATTGATTCATCTAACTTAGTCGCCTTTATATACTCAAAAGATTTCGCGCCCTCCGTTCTTATTTGAATTGAGTTAATCTTATAAAATTGTGATTCATACTCTATCACATCATTACTTCTAGTTGGTCGCTCACGCTCATACCTTAACACAAAATTTTGGTCGTATGTCCATTGGTTCTGATCATAGCTCTTAGCCGTTGAACCGTCTCTCTGCTCAGCATCTGCCCACTTTGACCAACTACCAGTAAGTACACTAACCAACCCACCGAACTCATTTAAGCTCGTTGTGTATCTATTAATTGTAATTCTACGATTTAATTTATACACGCTTGTAAAGGTTTAATATAATCTTAGCTATTGGACTGATATCATCAGTACCTACCGCCCTATTGTCGTACAAATAATACACCTGGTTAAGTAATGCCGTTTTTAATGCTTCAGGTAATGTTGTGTAACCTGTTGTATAATCAATGGTAATATTATTTTCATGTGGTGTACGTAAACGCTTAAACTCATTGCCACCAATCGTATAATCAGTATCTAGAACTAAAGTTGTTCCTTGATCATTTACAACGCTATTAATGGCTATCATTGGACCGTATGGGATATAAATATCTCCATTTGAGTTATTAAGCACCGCTACTGCATTATGCTCAACAAATCCCACTCCAGTATAAGCTTCACACATCTGCCTTGCAGCAGTTATCAATACATTAATCAAGTCATCATCAGTGCTGATATCAATCTTACAAAAATTCTTTGCCTCAGTTAATGTAACCGGCTCCAAAATATTTTCATCATCAAATTGAATATCTAATACACTATTATATTCTACCATGATTATTTTATTTTAAAAAGCCCCACCCCGTAGGGCAGGGCCTTTTTATTCATCATCAAACAAACAAACTACTTATTATACGTTTCCTAAATCAGCATATAATGCAGATGCAGGCATCATTAAGTTTACATCTTCTAAACACTCGATACGTGCAGTAATCAAGTTTTTAGTGAAGTTGTCAGCATCTTCCATTGAGAACTCAACAGTGATAGCTTCAGTTTCAACACGCTCAAGATAATCTCTATCGATGATTAAGATTTTATCATCAGTTACCCATGAAGCTGGTAAGATTGGTGTTCCGCTGATTGCAATGTTTCCGTTAACACTTGACAAAATACCACCTGAACCTTGATAGTAACCGTTAACATACAAAAGCTTGTTTAAACGTGCTAACTGTGTGTGGCTTACTAATGCATAAGATGCATTGTAGTTAGCTTGCATTTGTGCAGCAATCGCATCAACGATAAACTTGATATCATCAGTTTCTGCAGATGTAGTTGATCCTGTAGCAGCTGTACTTACAGCACTAAAGAATGCAGCGTTCTCAGCTTTGTAGAAATCTCTTAGCAACAATCTTGGTAAAGTTGTTTGCATAAATGGTAATTGCTTAGCCATTTGCTTAGAGAAACGTGCAAAACCTGCAATGTAATCTTCAACGATTTTGATTTCTGATAAATCGTAATCGATTTGAGTTTTACCACTTCCTTCAGTTTGAACACTGATAGAACCTTCAGAGCCAGTTTCACGATATTGTACATACAAACCTGTTGGACTTACTGCAGTAGGCATTAAATCACGGAAATTGATTTTTTGGCTAGGCAAGATAGCTTGTGTAGCTGCATAAGATGCAACACCATCACCAGTCAAATTGTTAGTCAAAGTCATGTTACCAACAGCTTTTAACTCCATTCTGAATGGCTTACCTTTCTTTACGTTTTGGATTTGGTCGAAATTCTCTTCTAATCCTTCGCTGAAAATTTGTCCAAATGATTTTTTGTTTTCAACTGTAGATCCTGTAGATTTAACTCTTGTTTGTAACAAATCAAATCCTTTTAAAATTGCAGCTTGCTCAGCTTTTAACTTGTTGAACTCTTCAGTCATTGCTTTTACAGCCTCAGCTGAATCGTTGCCGTTTGCAAATGCGTTGATTTTCTCATCAACCGCTGTAACTACTGATTTTAATTGATCAGCAATTTCAGATTTAGTTTTCTCAGATATTGAAGTTTCAAGTGTTGACTTTAACGCTTCCAATTCTGACATTAATTCCTTCTTTTCCATGTCTTATGGTTTTTGTAAATTGATTAAATTTTATTTCTAAACTGCCTAATAATATCCGCTACTTCATCAACTGGCTGAATGGTATTATCCGGTTCAGTAGTTTTAGATTTCATATCGACTATTAATTGAGCTAATTGTTTGCTATGCAACAACAACATTTGAATTGTATCATCTGTCGCAGTTGTATTTCTGCAGAATTTCTCAATAGCTGCTGATTTATCAACTATCATATCTACATCTAAATTCTTTTCACCCTTCAACGATGTGATTGGTGTTAAAGGATTTGCCCCCCATGCAGTTAATGAACTGCCTTCATATAATTTTACCTCAGTTATTTCATATTGACCTAACTGAGGATTGCGCAAATAGTTTTCATAGGATTGGATTTGATTGCGCTTTATTATTTTAAATCCGATTGAATGCTCAGTTATCAACCCACTCTCAACCATCTTTATAAAGTCCTCACCGCCCTCATGCGTTCCTACTTGACTCTCGTAATATAATCCGTACTGATCCTCCTTCAAAGTCAATAACTTGCCTAATGGTTGTGCAACATCATGATTAAGTAAATGTTTTATTCTTGGCTGTGCCGATTGTGGCCCCTGCTCTTGTATTGTTTTTGTAAATGCTCCAGGCTTCATTATGTCGCCATCACTATCTACATTGTTGAACTTGCTAAAATAACCTGTAACTATGCCCTGTAGTGGATTAATGTCCATTATCTCAGAAGCTATTGATACATCCTTTATGTTGTATATGCTGTTCATTGGTATAAAGTTACTATTTTATTTTATTATTTAAACAAAATTATCTACGAATTATTCTGCCGTTCCTATCACGCTTAGCTTTAAATGCAACCGTACACCTGCAATTAACCACTTCCTCAGCTGGAACCGCCAACCCATTTGGTTGCTGTCTTACTCCAGGTTGCATCATCCCAATATCACCAAGCTTTGCATTTGTTAATGTAAATGGTGTCTCAATTGGTAACCTCGTACCATCAACCATTCTATGATCATGTCTTGTACGATTGTCTTTAACCGCTATCCATACTTTCTCCATTACATTGCCACTTTCATTCGCATAAATCATAGCTGCACCATTTGCACTTGTAACCGTCTCAGTCCTTGCTATACGTCTTGCTCTCATTGCATTAAATGCCGGACTAACCAACAACTGCCTAACTATATCATCAAATGACGCACCTGTTATCGCTGCATCACTTAACACTCTTTGTATAAATGATGTGCTGTAACTTGTCATTAAGCTTGCATCATTCAACAAATCAATTCCGTAGTATTGATTCATCAACTCAACTATCCTTTCATTAAATCCCATCTGACCGGTAACAAACGCATCATCTGCCTTTATTGATTCGGTTCTTGTTACTCTTGCCCATGCAGGCCCTACCGTCTTATACAATGAAACTAATACCTCGTAAATAGGAAACACAGGCAACGTCATTGGATCCTGTGTCTTTACAAACGCATCCAATTGTATTTTTAACGCTTTATGGAACTTGCTTTCATACTTCTTTTCGTAGTATTGCTGGAACTTGTTCCACTTATTCCAATATGCTTGTTGCTCTTGTTGTGTCATAAACTAACGGTTATACCTAACCCATTTACTCCTAACTTATTTGCTAATGATTTTTTTATTTGCTCTACCTTCCAATCCCTTTGCTGTTTCTTTAATGGACAAGATGGAACCGGTAACTCACTGATTAATATCAATGAAATTTTACTATGTAACATCTGTGTAATTTGCTCTATACTTTTTTCCATTATTCAAATACTGTTACATCTTCAACAGTTATACCTAAATCAGTTATTACTTGCTTACCTGAATCAATTATTATCTGATTCATTATTGGCTCATCTATCATCTCAAAATCTTGTATCTCACGCTTTTCATTTGGTGTTATCCACCACATCGCACTCAATGCCTCAGCTTGAGTTTTCATATCTTCCTGCATTGCCGGGATGTCGCTTATGTCAATCTCAATGGTTCTTTGTATTCCATCCTGATACATAGGCAAAATGCCCTTAATCAAAGCATCTCTAAGCAAATGTATGTTTGGCAAAATTGAGTTTGTGTACAACATCTTTAATGCTGTATTCATGTTGTTGTATGTACTACTATCAGTATTATTCAACAACACTTCAGGAAACTTGTATGCATTGCAAATCTTTGTAAAGTCAATCTTTTGCAAATCACTCACTTCCATATCTGCAAGCTTTAATCCCAACTCTAAATATCCCATTTCACCAGCTGCAAAGTATGGCGCACCTTTGTTACTGCTATTCTTTAGATACTTAGCAAAATCATTTTTACGTTGACCTAATGTCTCAATGGCAAAATCTGATTTCTCATACACAATACCCGGTATGCCACCATTCTGCATTTGAGCTACCGATGCATTCATACCGGCATCTAATCTAGTTATCCTTTTAGTTAATACCTGCAATGGACTCAAGCCTCTGAACTGCTGACCATTGGTGATGGTTGGATTGTAATACTTTACATGAATAATATCATCAGTAGTAAACTTACCATCAAAGTTTACATCAAAGTATCTATAGCCAACCACACGCTGTGGAAACGTATCACTAACCAACACCGTTACATTTTGATTGTTCAATGCATGCAAATAAACCATACCGGAATTAGGCCCTAATTCCAACACCTCCTTATACAAAAACAATTCCCCAGTAATGTAGAGAATTGTGTAGTATTTAATTTTGTCCTCATAGCTTATGCCATCTAACATCTTCATAAAGATATCATCAGGCTGTAAATCCTGTAAAGCTTTTGTCTTGTAGTATTTCTTTTGGATGCTTGCAAAGTCATGTCTTTTATAACCTTTCATTGCTTCATCATCAACAACTTGATAGCCATAAAAAGGAATCCTTGCAGCTGTCTCAGCTAAGTAACTGATCACTGAGTAAATGTCATCTATCGTGCAGTATTCATTTATTGCCTCAACTGTTTGCCAACTTGGGAATATTGCATTACTGGCATTTATGGTCATACCAACCATGTTATTTACTGCCTTTGTTTTGGTTTCTTTCTTACCAAAAATCTTATCAATCCATTTCATATGCAAACACCATTTTAGGTTTAAATTCAAATATCTCTCTCATCATAAACATATCCAATAAATCCGGACTATCTCCGTTAAGCTTCACCTTCATCTCATCTTTGCCTATTATCCTAAGCTTACCATCATAATCACTCTTAGCTCGTTGTATGGCTTTACGCTCATACATAAATCGTTGTTTGACCGTCATTGTATTATCGTACATCTTAGATGCTACATGCTTGTTAACCTTCATTCTACCCATACTCACTGCATTACCTGTACGATAATAGCACTGCGTTTTTAGATTCATGTAGTTTTCTTTTATCAGCCTTCCTGATGCCTCATCTTTAACACTCATTGCTGATGCACCACCATTGAATGGCACAGCACCACGTATAAAACCATCAACATAACTACCTACACCATCCGCGTCATAACAAATATAACGATTTTCTACGGAATACTTTTGAGCCATCTTATTAATTAAATCTATCACTTGCTTACCATCACTCTTATCCATTATCTCAATGTCCATTAATTCCATCCCTTCCCAATATCCTACTACAAGCTTATTGCTTCCTTTCATTGCAATATCTGCTGTTATGTATCTTCCTGTCTTGTCAACACCTTTAATGTTGTCAAACATACCAACAAATGCATCATAATCGTAAATGTCATTAGGACTGTTGCTCACCTTCCATCTGCCTTCCAACAATTGCTTCCTGGTGTCCTCATCTTGACTAAGCAAATTACCTGGATAAGAAGGATCATTCTTTAACCCTTCCTTGTTATCGTAGATTGAACCACTCACAAACGTAATGGACTTAATAAAATCCCTTGCCGTTAATCCTGATGCATCTATCATCGGCTTAATGATATGCTCAGCCTTCTCATACACTTCATCATAATTATCGCCCCAAATATAATCATGACCATACTTGATGAAGTATCTCAGTTTACCTCTTCGCTCCAATATTGGGAATCCTGTCTCAGGATCAATCCACCAACTGATAAGCTTATAAACCCACGATTCAGGATCAGGATTGCATGTTGCCCTAACATATGGCTTAACACTGCAGGCACTACGGTTACGTGATAGCAAATAAAAAAACATTGATTCAGTAAAGTGCGTTAATTCATCAAAGCCAAGAAAGGGAATCTGCGCACCTTGCCAATCATATTTATTTTTCTCGTACTCCAAATGCCTAAATGAAATCTTTACTCCGGATGGGAATTTCCAATCTAATGATGACTCTCTTGCATCACCCTTAACAATTGGGTAAAGCTTTGTTGATGTGTCCCATAAGCCGCCCTCATTTCTAATCTGCACACTGGTTCTACGGAATATCACACCGCCAAAACCTTTAATGCCAATGTGTCTAATAGGATCAAGTAACAAAGCAAAGGTCTTACCCACAAACGCAGCTGCACCGCCAATGACGATGTCTGCAGGACTAGACAGTGCTATTGTCTGATAACCTGGCTGAGGTCTTATGTAGTTGATATTATATGTTTGGCTCAATGATTTCCTCTATTGGTTCAATGAAATTATCCCGACCATTATCAGGCAGTTGTATTACTTCAAATGTTTTTATATCTTGTTCAACGCTCATTTGTATTTGGTCGGTAGGTTTACCAACTCCATGCTCCCAACAAAACTTAATCAATGATGGTTCTTTGCTATTCAGTAATGACACAAAGCCATTGTGAATACTACCGTAGTATTCCTCAATAGCTTTTATAGCTATATTCCTTACATCAATCTCAAATTCTCTTTTAGGCCTTCCTGCTCCAGGTCTAGCCCCGCCTTTACCTGCCATAGATTTTTTGTCGTTTATTCAATATAAAATTACACATTTTCTTAGACATAACGATAATTAAATGACCGCTTAACTAATTCTAAGGCTTTTTTACGGTCTATTAGCAACACATCCTTCATTTCGGTAAGGTCTTTAAATATCGTGCCTGTATTTACCTCTAATATCTTTTTATTTATACGAAACCTTTTTTTTGTATTTAAAGTTAAAACAAGCTCATCATTTTTATAAACACGAAATATTGTTTTCATACCTTCAAACATTGACCAAATTATGTCTAATATTTCATCATCTGATCTGGTAGAAGTTGCTACTTTATAAGCTAAATTTTTATTTGAATTGTACACCCTGTAAATAGTCGTTTTTTCCATAGCTTTTTTATCGTTTGTAATCGTGTAATCGTTTTTTACCAAAATTCCTACTTTCTATATATATATATATATATATACTTTAGTAAATTAAGTATAAATATTGATTACATTGATTACAAACATTTGGTTTTAATTGATTTTTAATAAGTTACGATGTAACCGATATTAATAATAATTGATTACACATCAAAATAAATCAGTAACATTGGTTACAATTTCTTGATAGTTATTATTATTTTTTCCTATTTTAAAGTACTTTTTGTTATTATCTTCTCTCAATTTTATATCGTTGTAATCGATTTGTAAAATTTGGGAACCGATTTTTAATCCTTTCACAAATCTTTTTAGACTGTATTCTCTTGGCTGTAATTCATACCTATTTAAAAAGTTTTTCCACTCATCAGATAATGGTAAAAGTTGCCCGAAATGATCTTGAATTAAAGTATCAAAATAATCAAGAAAATCCTCTCCAAATTGCATTTTAATTTGCTTTCTATTTAACTTTTCACTATTCATAATTGGTTTTATGCCATTTTGAAAATAATACTGCACACATCTAAATAGAAAGTTGTAGAATCGTTGCCACTCATCGTTATCCCAGTCATAAAATAGCTTATTACCAAAATAATCCTGTGGAGTTTTTGATGATGAGAAAAATGGAGCAAACTCAAGCACACGCTGTCTACGTTTAGCATGCTCTGCATTACTTGCTATGCTATAATTGGTAGTAAATGCTATTTTAGGGCTATCATCAAAAGATAGGAATATTTCATCCTTATTCTTTTTTTCTATCGTCATACCTTCGGTAATGGTCGGGTAATACCGTTCAAATTCTACATTTTTAGGACAATCCTCAATGATTACAAGCTTTGTTCCAAGCTCTACCCGGCTAAATGCAAACGTCTTATCAGGCTTGAAGTTTTTACCATCCATTGTAACTGTTGGAATGAGTTTGCTAATGGCTTTAAAGAAAATACCTTTACCTGTTCCACCACCTTTGGATTCGTCATCAGTTTCCTCAGCTAATATTACTGCAAATGGCCTTGATGAATCTTTATATGAATGCAGGATGTATCCAATGATAGACATAGCATAATTAATACGCTCCGGCTCATCGTTACTAATTTTTTCTATAAATTTATAGTACTGGCACTCAGTTATATCAGCTTCTTTATTGACATAGATGTCAAAATCATTAATTTGGCTATCCCAAATAGATTGGTTAATGGTGCCATAATCTATCCTGGTGATATTATTTTTATCTATGGTTACGATACCATTTTTGAATGGAAAGTAGCATTTGTTTGCTTCATCTCTTAAAATCTCAATCTCAGATTTATCAATGTATTCAAAGAATGCATCAGTAAAAATGCTGTTTGTATTTTTTATTATTTGCTCCATTACATCAATATGCCCAGCATCTACTAGCTTCTTTTTTATAAACTTTTTTATTGATTCAGGGTATACTTCCCTTACTTGCCTATTTTCTTCATGTATAAGCCGATATACTTTATTTTTAGCATTTTGAAAATATAGCTGATAGTTATTATAGTGCAACCATTTCTGCAGTGCATAACGCTCAATAATTACGGCCCCATTTTTATTATGGTACCAAAACCAACCATTAGTGTTTTTTTCGCCGTAAATGTCAGCTAATTGCTTACATGCTCTTTTTGCATCGTTGTTAGCTTCTAGCATACAATAAACACCAAATGGATTATATCCTTTGTTTTGAAAGTTAGTTGATGTAGTATGTGGGTAAAATATTCTTGTATCATTAAATAATACTGCAGATGTTGCTGATGTGGTAGAACCTGGTCTAAGTAAATAAGTTTTTTTGCCGTCATTATTTAAAACTGTCCAACCATGCTTTTCAAGTAATGCTAATACATCACCTCTTTTATTGTAATCATCCCAAATTGTAAGCTTATCGTTATTATGTGCAATTTTAGGCTGTTCAATTGGCTCAATTATTTTATTAAATTCTCTAGCACATGACATCAATACATCACGCTCATCAATGCTTATAACTGGTATTGTTTTAGCGTTGCCTTCAATTGGATTGTATCCTGCAGTTGGAGGCGCACAAACATAACCACCTTCACCTCTTGTCTCAATTAATACATAAGATTTAGCCATTGGATTGGCTTTTAATTCTGCATCATTTGGTGGCCGTTCTGCTAGCTTTTGATTGCCTTCAATATGCTCACATCTAAAGTAAATATGATAGCCATTAGATTTGGTTTTAACGATAAATAATTTGCTAAATAACACTGGATCTGCATCTAGTATTTTGTCACAATATTTCGTAAAATCAACCCCATATTTGCAATCAACATCAATTACTTCTAGATTGCCTGATACAGCCCCACAAATAACTGCAAGTCCTTGCACTTTAGGATGTGCAAACATTGTATTAAGTTGCTGTTCAGTTGGTAAGTTGTATTGATATTGTTTCCATGAACCAATAGAACGCTTAGTGTTATCAGTTGAGATTACTGATAATCCGATTGACACGTAGTCCTTCGCTGATTTTAATAAATTCATTTTGTAGATGATTTAATGATGATGATGTAATTACAAAAAAGCCTTTGTCTTGTAGTTGTTTGTGTCGATATTTTTGCAGCTCAGATAGTTTTCCTTTCTCAGATTTCACTTCAATAAAAATGGTCAACCCGAAAGCATGTAATTGTAAATCGGGCCAACCATTCTTATTAGTTTGAATTATCTTAACTACTAGCCACCCTTCAGATTCAAGCCATTTTATTATCTGATGTTGTATTTGTGATTCTTTCAATTAAAAGTAGTTTATAAAATGATTGTGTATCAATGCCAGCGTTAATTAGATTATCTTTCATATCATTGCACCAGCACCATAAGTAGTTTTCAATTTGTCGGGCATCAAACTTAGGATATTTTTTCAAACTTTGCAAAGCCATTTTTTTATACACTTGTATCTGCACCTCATTACGTGCAACGTTAGTAACTTGTTTTACCTGTTCTACCACCTGCACTGGTCTTGCTTTCTCTTCCTCAATAAAGTAAGATGTAGTGTAGTTTTTCTTGTTGCAAACGGCTTTATAAATTCGTTCTTCAATCCCATCTTTGGCAAAAATCCAATGTACTTTGGCAGGATCAACTCTGTCTTTGGACTGGAGCCTTGCTCTAACTTGAAAATAAGTAACTGCAGAAAAATCTATATTATAACACACTAAGCAATCTGCAGTAGATAGGTTAACACCTTCCCTACCACTCACAAACTGAGATAAAAATATTATGTCATCAGTAGATTGAAATTCCTCAGGTGATTCGGTCCATTTTAAGCCCCTTTTTTCAGCACCTTCTATTATTGCTAAACGTTCTGCTTTAAATTTGTAAAATACGGCAAATTTCAAGCCTTTAAACGTGTGAAAGATATAATTTACTTTGCTATCATCAGTAACTGCATATTCTTTGCTATTATCAACTGCAACATCAAATATAATTGTACCTGAATAAAGCTGGTGAAGCTTGGATAGTAGTTTAACTTCCGTATCTGCTTCAATTACATCACCATTCTTGCCTGTAATTACTTTGTTAATACGTAGTTTATTGCAAACCTGATACGTGCGGTCGGACATTTCAACCTGATGAATATGCTCATCAACCAATTGTTCAAAGCCAGCCTCTTGTTGTGTATAAGGCAAAAATAAATGACCAACTACTTTGTCAATGGCTTCTTTATTAGCATTATCGTAATCGTGGATTTGTCGATTGAAAACATATTTTGTGCCAATGGTAACAAAGCCTTCTCTAGCCCAAGTATAAAAGTTTTTTTGCGTAAATGGGTTAAATGAGCTTATCCAAAATTGATGGTATAATTGACTGTAGCTTTCGGGTGATGGTGTACCACTAAGATAGATAATTGGTAAGTTATGGCATAACCGTTTTAATTCTTTTGTTCGTTTTGATGGTGTAGCATAGGCACCAGTGCTGTGGGCCTCATCGATGATCACCAAGTCAAAATACTGCTCGGTAATATTATGCAACTGCTCAAAATTTATAACAAAGCATTTGAAATATGATTTATAATGCTCATAATCAGTAACTACGCTAAGAGTAGCTTTTTT